CCCGCTGGAGCAGTCACAACCCTATGAGAGTCAGGAACTACTTGCGATTCGAGTGCCTTATTACTAGTAGCAACGTGTTGTTGTTGCGTTGCTTTCCACTTACTAAAGAACCGAGCTACACGTTCAGCGTCTCGTGATGCTTCCGCTTCTGAGAGGAGGTCTTGACGGGTCTTGCCTGTCAGCTCATCGTATTCATCAAGCCAGCGAAGGAAGTTATCGTCGGAGTTGATAGTTACCCAATCAGGCGCCAATCTTCCTAATTGATCATAGAAGCCAACTTCTACGTTTCTATTTGTGGTGGAGTTCACCTCATCTAGACGACGCTTTAGTTCAGCTATCTCTTGATCCTTAGAAGAGACTTGCTCTTGGGCTGCTCGCTTCATAACGTCGAGCAGATCATCTCCATACTTTTCTCGATCTTCTTGGTTGATGAGTGAGGAGTTCGGCTTACTCGCCTGACTCTTCATACTCTCTAGTTCTTGCGAAAGCGCATCAAGTTTCTGACGAAGCTCTCGGTTGTCCGCCGCTAATCGCGGTACCTCTGCTCTGTACTTACCCTCGATTACCTTATATCGGTGTTCCCATTGATCATCCTTTTTCTGCTGGTCTGGCAGCTCGCTGGGTGGAGCAACAGCAGAAGCATCCGAATTCGGAAGCTGTGGATCAGGATCGACTGCGGGAGTCGTTTCAGGTTCTGGTTCAGCTGGAGGCTGAGGTTTTGTTTCTTCGTCGGCGGGTTTCTCATAAACCTGCTTATGAAGTGCTTCAGCCTTTTCGGCTGCTTCTCGGACTGCGCGTGGAATTGCCATACATTCTCCATGAGCCGGATCTCGTGACTAACAGAGCCCTCGAAAGGTAATCTGCCTGTACGAAACCAGTGTTCATTATTGCTAACTAAAACCGGTTAGCACGGGTCGCCCAACGGGCTAAAACTTTTTAAGTGTTTCTCTTGCTGTGTCAGCCTTCTTGAGGAACTCCAAGATCAACTGAGATGCGCCTTGATTCCAGCGAGATTGAACCTCGTCCTTGGTATAAGCGCCGTTCTCTTGTAAATCTTTTAGAGTGATCCCCAGCCATTGCTTGATCACATCGAAATCTGGATTGCCATCCAAAGTGTTTAAAGCTTGGATGACTCGTTTATCTGGTTGCGCTATCACGGACGGCGAACCTTCTTTGCTTTGTTTTCATAGTCTGTCTGAGCATCACGCATCAACTGACCAATTCTTGCTCTGTCTTGAGGAGAAGTTCCTGCCGGTAAATTCTTTACGTAGTTTGCTAGCGTAGCGAATTTAGTTCCAGCTTCTTGAGCTGAAGTAACATCTGCCTCACTTACTGGCTCAGCAGAAACTCTTCCAGACATATTAGATCTGGTTGATGTTGATCTTGCCTCTGGAGCAGATCCTCTTGCTGGTGCAGTAGAAGATGTAGATCTTGCTGGAGCAGATTCAGCAGATGTTCTTGCTGGGCTTGATGCTGCTCTTCTTGATGGCTTGGCTGCTTCTACTGGAGCAGATTGTTCTACATCAGCACGTTCGAACTTAGGAGCGGTAGACTTAAAATTAGAGAATACTCCGCTTTCTTTAGTTGGCTCGGTTGAAGCCTTAACAGCTGATGCTGCAATGTTCATCTTACGAGCTTCGTTCTCTGCACTTGGAGCTGGTTCGCCACTTGTCTTAGGTGCTGGAGCTGTAGATACAGTATCAGCTTCTTGCTTACGTCCACCTGTAAAGAAGTTCTTTACATCGTCCATGCTGTAGTAACGAGTCTCAGAAGGACCGCTGCCACCCATAGGTGATTGAGGAGTAGCTACGTATTTGCGAGCTTCAGGGCCGGAGTAGTCTGTACGAAACTTGATGTCGTTACCAAACATTCCCTTGTCTGTCTCGTCGTAAACCTCTCCACCATCAGCGAAGCGTCTTACTTCACGAGAAGGTTGGTTTTCTGTTGCGCCGTGAAACAATGGTTTGCTGACGATGCCTTCTTTGACCTTAGAGCCTCCGGTCTTCGCCATGCTTTTGCGATTCCAATCTGGTGCGTATCCCATTTTTATTTCCCGTAGTCTTGGCTAGAACGTCTACCTGTACCTGACATGCCCGGCATGCACTTAGATGCCATGCCGCCGTCTGCTTTCTTTTGGAATTGACGTGAGCCATGTGCAGCCCAACCATCAGTCTTTGATCGTACATCGCGTTCTGCGAATCCACCGTTTGCCATTTTCTTTGGGGAGCAAGCCATACCGCCATTAGCCATCTTCTTCATGCCTTCTTCTTTTTCCATGTCGGCATATTGCTTAGGACTCATCTTGCCAGACTTGATTGCGTCAGCCTTAGACTTAGCACCTTTGCCATGACCTTCGGACTTCTCGCCTTTTACATATTGTTCTTTGCTGATCTTGCCACCCTTGAGAGCTTTGGCTTCTGCCATTTCCTCTGCAGGAGTTTCTTTACCTTTAAATAATTTTGCCATTTGATTGCCCTCTTAGATTGCGCCGTTCATTGCTAATGATCTTATAACTCTATCTGCCATTGGTTCTACAGGACCGCCGTCTGCCATCTGCATAGGTTGAACTGTATTTGCCATCTGTCCTCCAGCTGGTTCACCATTAGGTAATTGAGCTGGCGGAGCTTCTGGTTGCTGCTGTTGCCCCGGTGCCTGTTGCTGCATTTGCTGCATCATTTGCTGCAACATCTGTTGAGCCATCACTTGAGCTTGCGCTTGAACCTTTTGCTGCTCAAAAGTATTTTGATCAGGGATGATTTTGTTCGTATCCATTTGCAAACCGCGAGCAGCCTCACGCAGAAGATATGCTCTACCTTCAACGCCGGTGATCTGAGAGTCAATCGGATTAGCTGTAGCCATGAGGAATTCATTGCGGCGCATCTGAAGAGTCTCTTTGTGTAGGAGACCGATAGCACCCTTAGCAACAACCTTGAAATCGCCCTTGATATAAGGATCTGTATCAAACATCATATTGTGCAGATATAGTCTTTGCACAATACCACTTACTATTTTATCTATGTTTGCAACAGCTTGCTTGATACCTTTAGATGCATTGTCCATAAGCATAGACAAACCACTAGCTGTGCGACCTGCGCCACTAACAGCAGATGATCCATACACGTAGTTCGGTATGCCAGTTACTTCGTCAGCCTGTCTTGCGAATGTACTGAATACTGACAGCAGCACATCTGCGTTCATGTTAGGCTGGAAGAATCGTACAGCTGGTTGACCGCCACCAGTTCTATCTGATGTAACCTGCCAGATCTTCCAAGGATAGATCTCTGTTAAGTCCTCACCGTCAGGTAAGCGATCTACTGTGACTTCAGCCTGTGGACCAGAAGCAAGAGCCATATTGTTTGCTAAGCTACGAGCTGCTGCGTTACACATGATCTGCGTATCGCGCATCACTTCAGGCATAGCAACACCCCAGAAACTATGAGGCACATCTTCCCATGAAGCTATCTCATAAGGACGTTCGCCTAATGGATCTGGATTGAGGATAAGCTTCCAAACAATTCCACCAGTAAACCATAAGTTCACTTCGTATTCCATCTCCGGCATAATCGTTGGGTCTTTGATACCCCACTCGATCATCCACTGACCATTGATTGTTCCCCAGAACTCAATGGTTTCAATCTCTGCTGTATTGATTGGGAAACGGAAAGGCTTACCTTCTAAGTCGCGGCGTTCGCTGTCGCCTTGTAACCAATTGCGATATCCAACCTTACCGAAGCGAGCAAGCACTGTAGCCAGCGCATCTTCATTGACACCGGGCGTTCCGCTCATTGCTTCCAAACCATTTAGGTTTAGACGGTGACGTTGAATTAGGTACGCATCGTTGACACCAGTTGAAGCAGGAGCTGGGAAGATGTCATAAGGATTGACACGCTCCATCTCACGAACAAACTCAGTAGTAACGATCGGCTGGAAATCAGGACCCCACGCCATCGCCTTACGGCGCTTTACATTTGGACCCTTCATGATTGCTGTAGGGAATGTAACGAAGTCCGTAATGAAGTTACGCAGCTCCTCATGGAACTTACCTTGAGCTAGCTGATCTTCAATCTTGTCGCCCATACGACGTGCAGAGTCCTCAGCCTCTTGGCGCAAACGCTGAACAATTGCGTCATGGACTTCTTCCATACGAGCTCTGAATGTCTCTGGATGAACGTCTCCGCCTTCGTTGATATACTCTTCTGCTTCAGTTCTGACAATATCCACAATTGCCTTCTTCATCTCTGGAGGCATATCAGGATTCTTAGCTGGCTTTAAATCAAAGACGCGTTCTTGCTGATTAAGCATAACGTCTTTAATCCAAGACTCGGCTGCTCTACACTTAACGTCAGTCAACATCATAAAGATATCTGATCCACCAGTTCTTGCGATATCAGCCTTACGCTCTGGATCATATTCTCCACGACGTTGACGCTCACATTTCAAAAGACGTTCAGTAACCAGAGTCTTCGCAGTCTTTGCTTCGTCCCAGCACTTCTTAACATACGACGCAAGATTCGTTTCAAAGCCACGATTTTCTTCTAGGTCGCCGTCTTCCTTAATGTCCACCTGAATCGGAGGTTGTAGATTTACATAGCTCATGTCCAGCCTTTAGAGGATCTCTTTGTAACCGCCCTAGCCCTTGCGGGAGTCAGGCCGCTTCTGACCTTCAAGCATCCATACTGCAGCGCATCTTGAATGTGCGAGTAGATGTCTTTGACTGGTCTATCTTTATAGCGAGCAGCGCCAGATGTCTTGAGCCGCTCATATTTGTAACGTCCAAGGAAACCCTTCCTTAGATTTGTGCATCTTGGGTTCAGCAAGAACGCTGGTTCGCCATCTGCCATCTTAGTCATAAAGAAAGCAACTGACTCACGTCTTGGAATAAAATCGTTTGTTGCGGCAGGTTCTGTATAGATGCCAGCCTCAAGCAATTCCTGAAGACAGGTTCGCTCGTCAGTCTGCGCCCTAATATTACCTGCTGGGTCGCCAGCCGAATGCAACTGGAACCCGTTGTACTTATTCATCAGCACGGGCTTTACCACGTCATTAGCAAACTGACGGATACCCATGTCCTCAGACACTAGCTCATCCAAGATAATAATTTTGCCTCGACCAGTTACCTGCATGATCACGCAAGCAGGGGTAAGTCCAAAGTCCCAGCCGAGAACAATTGGCAAGCCGCGCTCGCCCTCTACATTGTTCGGTAGACAGTGAACCTTGTCATTGTATTCTGGGTAAACTGGTCTGCCGTCTTTTGTGGAACCATAATTGCCAAGCAAGAAAACATTGATCCAATCCTCAGGCTTGGAGGGGATCTGTTGCATATAGTAACCATAGCCACCCGGCAGGTTGAATATATTCTCAGCATCAGGATTAGGGTGATACTCACCTTCTTCCGTGCGATACATTCCGCCCGGCTGACGGTAGAAGCTCCATTCCTTTGGACGCTCTTCTTCTGCCAGCTTGTAGTACCAATGATCGTCGTCGCACGGGTTAGTATCAAGAATAATCCCACACCAGCTTGGTCCGCCATTTAGCTTTGATGGGTAACGACCCACACGCTGCGTAACCATATCGAAGATCTCTTTCGGAATCTCAGATGCTTCGTTGATCCATGCGCCAGTCAATTCAAGCGATCGTAGCTTCCCTGTCTCGGTTGGTTTGTCTAGCGCCATAAACATGACCTCTAGCTCCATCCCAGTTCCGTCACCTATGTTGTTGATCTTCATTGTCGAGGTGATCGGCGTATCCCATTTCATTGGGGCTACGTTCGATGGAAACCAAGTCTCCCAAGTCTTGATCGTCGTAGACTTTAGTTCTGGGTATGTATTACGTATGATGAGCCAGCGTGAGCGACGGATGCCGTCTCTACTCGGTCTTTGCCTGAGTGCCCTAGCTACAATTTCCACACAGCAAGATGAGCTTTTGCCGGAACCTACTGGTCCCATCAGCCCTCTTACAAAATCATCTGATTGATGAAACTGCGCAGCTACATTTCCCGGAGGTGAATACTTAACAACTTCCACTAGAATCGCTTTCTCATTGTTAACTGCACTCTACCGCCTTCCGGTGAGTAGCCTACTCCATACTCGGAGTCCTTATCACGGTAACGAACATCTACGCTGTCGAAGTCTTTTCCGCCGCTGTAGGTTTCGTCTCCGCGCTTGCTTCTATATTTGTAACCTGTGGCTCCGATGTCCAGCTCTTTGTCTTCGCCTAAGTTCTTTGTATAGCCAACTCGGTATCCAGCATTAAGATCAGATTTCTTATCTGCCGCTATGTAGGATCCACCGCCACTAGCGGTTAGTTTGTCGCCATTGTCTAATTCGTAAGCTAGAGATCCACCAATCCCATTTGCGCCATTTTGCTCTTGGTACACATTTGCATTACCAGTAAGGCGGGAAGGAGCCTCGACGTCTCCACCATCGGCAAACTTCTTTACCTTGCCGTAACTCTTGCGCATCCAACTAGGTGCATGTCCCATTACTCAGACTCCTTATCCTTCTTCTTTCCTGTCAAATCCAACTGGAAAGTAATTGGTTGCGCATCAACTTCCATTTTTACATCAGACAAGTCAGGAAGGATCTTACGCAAAAGAATCTCGATTGCACGTACCTGAGTAGGACTCATCTCAACTTCGCCATTGGCATGGCTTGTCAAACGGTTAATTAGCTGAGCCGCTTGGATCTTGAGCCTAGTGTTCTCGTCGTGTTTAATTTTTTTAATTCTTGCAGCCATGTCTTAGCCTAGTCTTTCTACTCCGGCCTTATCAAAAGCCTTGAGTATTGCGCCACCCAAATGGATCAGGTCTTGTCTACTATGAAACTCCGTAAGGTTTATCTCACTCTCAAACAAATGAGGAGTTCCCTTTACGTTGACCATGCCAGTTAACAATACGACTTGAGGGGCTATAGCCTTCTTAACCTCACTCTCGTAAGTTACTTCTATCCCTCTGAGGGCTTCGTATTCGTTTAAAAAAATTTGCAAGTCTTGCTGTGTTAGCATAAATGTAATATCTTTATATGTGCAATATCATTGCAGCCTACCAGTGTCTGGCGGCTTTAAGAATTTGATATGTATTGATGCGGTGACTTACCGCTGGAAAGCACAATTGCTTGATGACTTGGTTGCGGAGGATGGAATCGAACCACCGACCTGCGGATTATGAGTCCGCCGCTCTACCGCTGCGCTACTCCGCTTCCGCTAGATATGCATAGTATCTGCTACTTTACAAACATAGTAACATATACTGTTTGCTATTAGTAGCCAAAAAAACAAAAAATAAATCGGTTGATACCGCCGGGGTAGTGCGTCAATTGGTCCACCCCGGCTCCCTTGTGTTACTCGTCAGCAACCCAGTCGTCTTCGTCCTCATCGAAGTAGTACCAAACTTCTTCGTCTTCATCAAACCACCAAGCAGTACCGTCTTCGTCTAACTCGAAATCTTCTTCTTCCTCACCATGTAAAGATGCTAAGAAGTCTTGCAGATATGTGAGGTCCAATTCTTCCTCCGAGCTTATTGTCAAGCTGATACCGTCTTGCTCAATTACTAATTCCATTTATGTCTCCTAGATGTTGTTGGGTGCTGCACAAATATTGTAAGGGATGAGTGATTACTTCTCTGAGACATGTTGCTCCCGTGTGAGTAGGGTCACCCGTGTGAGTAGGGGATACAGCTGGAGCCTCAACCCCCACTGTTGCACTTCGTTGGTCCCGTGCACCCCTAGGAGCTCATGGCGCATTCATCTTGTATGAAGCCATTCCCTGCTCGGAGTTCTTAACCTGTGCCGTCTGAAGCCTTCTGTAGAAGCGTATGTGGAAAAGTAACCCTCCTTGGATGTGAGACTCGCGTGTACATTCCCCCGTAGATTTCATTGACTTTTTCCCAACTGACTCCCCCTCCGATTACCGTCTCCTTTTATTTGGAGTACGGGTGTCTGCCCCTTCACTTTGTGAAAGGGAGCAGCACCCTCTTTCTTATCTCAATCATTTCTTTTTATACAACATGGAGGTCTCAAATGACACAGCAAATCAAACCAATCTCAGCTGCTCAAACCAACCGCATTCAGGCAATGATCGACAGAGGAATCTTCTCTGGGACGATGCCTAGTACTTCTTGGGAAGCATCTTGGGTTATTCGTACATCAGCAGCAAGCAAGCGTGACAAGGATCAACTCAAAGCTATGGGTGGTCGTGTGTTAGCTCGTATGACTTCATCTGAGGTAGAGATGACATCGAAGGTTCTGCAGGCACTCACAAAGATCTCAGCCGCAGGATCTAAGGACGAATCGATTATCGAAGCAGAGATTCTATTGCGCCAGATGTTCTGTACTAAGGCTCAGTAAGACTCTTCTTCCTCTCTATAGCGGGGAGCGTCTGTTCAAGGGGTTTCCCGCTTTTACCTACTTATCAGGAGAACAACATGCATCCACTCGATATACAACGCGAACTCAATATCTTCGGCTTCTGGTTTACATACTGGAAGCTTCGTCAGTACAAGACACGCAGCAAAACTTTATGGCTTATCTGGATCGCTTACAACATTAAATAAGGATATCAACATGACAACCACAATGAAGATCATCTGGTTCATCGGAACCTTCTCACCAATCATCATTGGCTGGGCACTCGCTCAGCTAGACAACCGCAAATAGGAGATAGACATGGCTGACTTTATGGACAACGTAATTATAGGAATAGCAATAGCAATAGCAATCTGGTGGGTATCCGCAGTGTGGTTAGCTTGATAAGCTCGGGGTTCTACGGAACTCCGAATCTTTTTTTAATTCGGCAGGAGGTCACACAGCCTGACGATTTCTACGTACAGGATTTCTTATGCACAACACATCTCTATGGCGCAAGAGACAGATCCAACACATCAAGGTAGCTGTCTATCCCGTTGCTTCAATCTTGATGGGTGTATTTGTTTCTATCGTCTCTATGTTCACCTTCGCTCTTGTATATACCGTATTAAGACATCTCTTTATGTCTGAGATCTTAGCCTTCCTTGGTGCACTCATCTGGAGTTTGTATCCCATAGTCATGGACGTTTTGCGCCAAGGGTTTCCCGCTTACAACCGTTATTACATTATTAAGGAATCCAAATGAGCACATACAAAGTACTAGTCACAGGCGTTGCATACGTAGAGGTCGAAGCAAGTAACGCACAGCAAGCCAAAGAATTAGCAGGAGGACAACTCGCCGAACTCAGATTCGGCATCTGGGATATGAACATTCAGTTCGACTGCGAAGAGCAAGACTTAATAGAAAAGGAGGCGGCATGAAATTCAAAGTACAAGCAATCATCCGATGCGATGTCAGAGTCTGGCGAACGGTGGAAGCACCGGGATATTACGAGGCGCTGGATCTTGTCAAAGATATATCCACAGGAGATGGCAACGTGGACTACGAGATCATCAGCGACAGAGAAACGATGTCGATCAATCTATACAGGGATGACTTATGAAATACCTTATACCCTTAGCAATACTATTCGTCGTTGTAACTACAGGTTTTGGTGGGCTGCTTGCCTACCTAATCATCTCTCCATAATAAATTGAAAGGTCAATCATGAGCGATAACATAGAAGTTTTACGCAACAGAATTCAAGTCAAGAACTGGGTAATAGAGCAACATAAGATAGCACTACAGCGCATAGGTGATGCCATAGAAGTTGGCGATCAAGAACAGATTGCTCATCTCTGGATAAGCTATAAGCAAATGGCTTACAAGGTAGAACCCGAGTGATACCCCATCTCAGGCAGTTACTTCCCTCAATCAACAGAGCACCACCCCTCACTATCGTGAAGGGGATGGTCCTCTTCTTCTCATCTTCAAGGAGATCCACATGATAGACACATCACAATTTACCGGCACCGAAACATACCATCGCTTCGGGTTATTCCCTGACGTAGCTACAGATGGTGCTATCCACGTAGCCAAAGAGGGTGGCGCCTACTGGTTGCTCGACTCAATCGTTGCACTGCTCCGTGAAAACGAATGGCACAAGAAGGATTACTTTGCAGTTGCTAAGTTGTCATTACATGGCAGCAAGGCAGACCTGATCCTCGATGACGGCAATGGCAATCTCATCGACGGACAGAAGATTGAGTTCACAGACTTTCCCGATCCTAAGGTTACGTTCTATTGCAGTTGGGATGGTAAGCGTTGGGTTCTAATGGTTCCGTCTGAATACTAGGAGTTGTAAATGAGTCAAAGATTTTGCAGCGCATGTCATTCATTTCGTAGAGAGGAAGGAGGTGTTATAAAACAAACAAGAGTAAAGCGTTGGGTTTGCGCGGATTGTTCCGTCAATGCAAGACTCAGGAAACAACCAGTCATCGCCGAGTTTGCACCAAAGAAACAAGACAATGATTGGCAACATTGGGATCGTAAGTTACATAAACTTTAGGAGTTGATATGACAATAGAAAAACACAAGAAAGAAATGCAACAGAAAGTAAAAGAAATGATGAAGTCCGTCAAGACCATTAAAGGAGAACAGTACGCAGACATAGTTGACTTTTTATCTATGTGCGTTCACCTCACAAAAATGATCGCCGTTCTTTCAAAAGGTCAACGTCAAGAAGTAATTGATGGCATAGGAGAACATCTCACCCTGACTCTCGACACGGCAGCAACACTTGTATTCGAGGGCTATAAGATCTCAGATGAAGATCAAGAAGAGATGATGACATGGGTAGAAAAGATCAGCAATCAAGTTGACTTCGGACTCTATCAGGTTGTGAAGGATAGAAAATGAAATGGCATCTAGCATTCGAGCCCGGCAATCACGTCATTGCCAACAAGGTAGCTAAACTTCTTCAGTCTCATGGATGGTACGTAGATATACACAATGGCTGCATACAGTACGTAGAAGCACAAGATGCAGAAGGTGAAGACTACGCATGGACAAGAGAAGAATCTCACTCTCTCGAAGAGAATGTATCAGAGTTCGTTGATTGCCTTCCGTTCACCAACAGAATGAATCAGCACCTGAAACTTATGTTCGAAACATCTTTGAGCGTAGGCAAATTTACCAAGCTACCACTTCCTAAAGACATCGCTTCACAAAAAGGAGATCAACATGTACAACCTGTATAGTTATGCCCGTAAGCGCCTGTTCGTAGAGTCTTTCCAGCGTGATCAATTTCTGAAAGTTCTGGTCAAGCGCACACTCAAATCTATATCCCGCTCTACTGGCGGTCGCATCCATACCAACAAGTGGATGAAGCTTCTAGATTCCCTCGTCTCAACTCAGACCGATGCTATCGGAACGAAGTTGCTTGACGCATTCAAAGCTGAAGTTAGCAAGTATGAACGCACACATCAGCAGACCTGCTTGCGCATTAACTTCTTGATAATGTATATACGAACAAAGAGAATCACTGGAGAGAATATCGCCAGTTTATTCGACGACTATCTTCCTGAGTTCAACGCAGCCGAGATGGGTGTATGGCTCATTGACTGTGCAACACAGAACGGATTACTCATGTCTGATTGCGGTCACTTCGAGCGCAATGGACATCGCGTTGTTATGCATGGCGGTGAACACGACTACGGTTTACGCAACACTGCCTGTGCTAAATGCGCAAACGAATCCATAGCAAACGGCAGCAGAGTCGTAGGCGTAAACAGCTGGTACATCCTAAGCGCATACGCTGTGCGTGTACTAAACTTGTATCAAGATACAGAGATACACGATCGACGCAATCCAAACATCGCCTATGATATGAGACGTTCAGTCTGGCACGTACAGGGCTGGTCTCCTTACACAAACATCATTGACTCATATCATTCATCAAAGCACAAGGGATTCAAGGTAATCGAATCTCCTTGGCTCGCATCAAATCGCCGTGCCTTTGGCGTAGAACTTGAGGTTCAGGTACGCAGCGGTGACAAGAACGCAGCAGCAGGTCGGGTACATGAAGTACTCAACCCATCAGGTGACACTGGTGAGTACTGCTACTTCGAACGTGACGGATCTATTGGCGAAGGCTTCGAGATCGTTACGCAACCTGCTGGCTTGGATGTGCATCGTCAGAAGTTCGCTTTGTTCTTGCAAGATGCTGAGCTCAAGCGCGGTCTTCGTTCTCACGAGGGCGGGTCATGTGGTTTGCATGTGCATGTAGGTCGTGAGTACGTTACTCAGTCTCAGATCTATCGCATCCAATCTTTCTTGAATGACGTGCGCAACGAGGCACTCATCAGATCAATCGCTCGTCGGTACGAGAACGGTTACTGCAAGTTCAAGCCTCACATGGCTAAGTTCACAGCGCATAACAAGCAGAACGGTGACAGATACGAGGCTCTGAATGTTACAAACCACGACACGATCGAGTTCCGTATCTTCCGTGGCTCGCTGCGTTACGAGTCTGTCATGGCTGCGCTGGAATTCTGCAATGCAATACTCACCTTCTGCACCCCCGGTGTTACGTCACTCGTTGACTTCACCGCAGTAGGGTTCAAGAAGTTCATCATCCGCCCGGACAATCGGACGGACACCAAGTTTCTGCGAAGCTACTTGTCACTGGATGCAAACAATGACAACGAACGCCAAGCAGCTTAAGCATTATCAACATATCAACTACAAGGAAAGTAACTATGTGCATTCTCATTCATCACCCAAAAGACTCTTGCTTCCGGTCGGAACAACTGCAAGACTTCTACAGCAAGAACCCAGACGGTTTCGGCGCTATCGTGAAAGTTGGTGACGAGGTCAAGGTATACAAGATGGTCGGCAGCTTCAAGGAAGTAGAGGATCTGTACTTCGATCACGTCGCATGCTACGAAGCAATCATTCACTTCCGCATGAAGACTCACGGCGACATCGATCTGGAGAACTGTCATCCATATGAGGTAACGCCCGGTCTATTCATGGCGCACAACGGCGTACTATCGACAGGTAACTTAGCTGATCCTAAAATGTCAGACACTTGGCATTACATCAATGACTATCTGCGCCCACTAATCAGTGCGTACCCAGACATACTAGACAAGCCTCAGTTCCGTGAGCTCATCGGAGATCACATCGGTAACAACAATCGCTTTGCTTTTATGAACCACGAAGGTGAGATACATATCATCAACAAGAACAGCGGCGTAACGCATGATGGAATCTGGTACTCCAATACCTATGCGTGGACACCGTGGAAGTTCGGCTACGGTCAACCGCCTGCGCCAATCTACCCACGTACTCCATCTACGTATGACCATAGCAAGTACGCCACAAGTTCTACATGGCGTGAGTGGGATGCGATAGATCGTGCGGCAGCTCCGGCTCAGAAAGCATTGCCATTTGCTAAGCCAGCGGTCAAGGGTAAGCGTGGTCGCAAGTCACAAAAGAAGCAACGTGCGATACCAAGACTAAACACTGATCAGCTCTCTCGCATCATTCGCTCAAGCTACAACGCAGTGATGATGGAAGACTACGATGGCGCAATGCGTTGGGTAACTGAACATCCAATGAAAGCAATGCACTTTATCTACGAGCTGCTCGGATCAGAGAGCAATCCACAGTACACATCTCAGGTTATCTGCGACAAGGTAAACAATGATCCTGAGTGGGCAGCTGAGACTGTTGTGGATCTGTGGGTAGATATGGAAGTGACACTGCTGGAGATCGCTGGCATAGAATCAAACTACTATGGAGAGGTGAAGCATGTATAACAAATCACTAGACGCGTTGTATACAGATGCGCATCAAGACAATAAGGAGTTACGAGTATTCAATCGTAACTTCTCCGCAAGGCATGCGAATCATGGACAAGACGAAGCAACGATTGAGTTTTACCTGCGTTGCAATACTCCAACCAATATGAATGGTCTTGTATATCACAGCATGTCACGCGAAGAGTATGACGAGATCATTCAGAAACCATATAACAGGTGCTCGAACGGTAGCGCTCGTGGCTTCCTGTTGTACCACCACCTGCAAGACACGGGGCAGTTGGATACTTGGCGTAAGCATGCCCGTGAAACTAGAATCATATAAAGAAGAAAGGTCGTAATACTATGGAACAAACAAATCAAATCAAAGATGTGATGACTCGCATATCTCAGCTGGCTAAGCTGGAGCACAGAGATCTAAAAGGTCAACTGATAAAGATGACTGAGCTGTACGAAAAAACCTACAAGGTATCGGGCTCAGTTACTCCGTCTGTGGTCACACCTGAGTCTAAGCCTAAGAAGCAAGCGGCTAAGAAGCGTAAACGTTCTGACGCTGGATCAACTAGATCTGACGAAGCTAAGAAGAACATACGCATTGGTATCCTGAAGCATAAGCTCAAGGTAAGAGCGCAGAAGATGAAGGATACTAAGTAATAAAAAAACCCCGAAGGATTAGTTCGGGGTAGTTCCTTGTGTAAGGAAGAAGGGTAGTAGGTGATTGACCTACCCCTTCATCCTACCTAACTCTCAATGTTGCAGTGTTGTAGTGTTTGATGCTTCTAACCACTCCCATAGACTATCCATCAGTCTATCCTGTATCGGCGACAGGATCTCAGCTAGTTCTCTTCGGAACTTCCACGCCTTATACTCAGACAATCCTGAGACTGTACTGGTATTACGTACAGTATTTCCTAATACTGCATTCCTAAGTTGCCACTTCGATAATCCATATCTTCCGAGACGATCTCCGAATCTCCTAATGATTATGTGCGCAGCAAGCTTGCGTTCTCTGATCGTTCCGTGCAAGAAAAATGCATAGGCTTGTTCCTCTTCAGATCTTCTAGATAAGAAACTAAAAATCATTCCAACTTGTGCATGCAAATCGTACTGAGTAAGTCGATCACTAGCATGCTCATTGTCTGTCTTGTTTGCTATGTATGTAGCAGATGGTATGCTTATCACAGCACTCGACCTCATACGAAACGCGAATGCCAATGCTTGGTCGGGAGATCTAAACATTATGAATCCTCACTACCTTAGCGAACGACTCCATCGATATAATTGCGGTAGACTTCAGGTCATCCGTAGCGTCCCAATCCATAGAGATATCAGATAATCTAACAACGACAGACCATTCTCTCCTATCTTCTCGCATGAAAAGGGCGGGGCGTCTTCGATCGTTCCGTGCTTGGATTGTCGCCTGATCCCAGAAAGATTCAATGTCAGCGGGTAATATCTTTGCGTAGCGTTTCACCTCAGGTGCCCAGCCATCCAGCCCAGCTATATCGTATCCACCGTCTCGTGTCTGTTCTAGGTTTCTTTCGAGCGCATCGGTCAGCTCAGGCAACACGCGCTTCAGCTCACCGATAAGTTCTCTTTCCCCCGCCTTACCCTTTGCCCTACTATTTATCTTCTTCTTCATTGTCGCTCCAGTTCAGTATTGCCTCACCCTTCTGCACCCTTTTCCAGAACCTGCTTTGATTTGAGATCCCAACAACCTCAACCTCTTGCTCATATGTGTTACGCCATAAAACAAACCTAGTCTCAGGATGATCACACAATCCCTCTTCAAGCATGCGAGTCTTGAACTCAGGTGTACAATCCATACACACACCAGTGTCCTTTGGGTTGCTGCTCTGTCGCATGAGATGTATGTAATCACGGTACTGATCTGAGCTTTCGAAACAAGCTGGATGCGTCTGTGCTCTGCTACCTAACAGCACATTACGTGGATCTCTTGACCTGCGTTTTACGGTTAAACCTTTACGCACCATATGACTTCTTCTCAAATCTTTCGTCAGCACGAAGTGTCCGCCATACCTCAGCCTGCATCTCGATAGACTTCATGTCATATCGCAATCTCTCCTCAGATTCAATCGCTTCTTGTAAAGCATCAAGCAGCAATAGATATTCATCTGAGGCTAGTGCTTCTCTGTCCTGCGCAGCCACCGTCTTGAACCCATCTCGGTCAGCTTGGCGCATTAGGATTGCATGCTTAGACTTCTTGAACTCTTCGATGTATGTGCGCTTAGCCCTAGCCTTTGCGTACTCAGCAACAAGTTCTCTGTATGTGTGCATCAGGCGCTCGATCTCATTCATCATATTCTCCAGTCATTCTCATTGCCATAAATAATAATCGCTCATCGCCAGTCTTGTGAAATGCAATCAGCAACGCACCTATATCGCACAACTGTTGTTGAATGTTAGCCAACTCAAAGTCAGGCTCATCATCACGCCATGCATCTGGGATAATCATTTCTTTCCTTTCAATGTGAGTTTGTCTATGCCCATGCCGCAATCAATAAAGTAATCACATGCAACACTAACAGCAGTCACAGCATCAGCACCAAGAGCTAACGCACCATATGCTACCTCACGTCCACTGCCAGTGCAATACTGAGCATCCTCAAATACTATAGGCGTAGAACAATACTCATATCTCAGGATCTTTTTTTCTGGTGTTATGACAGTTAATATCGCAGCCAATTGTTCGTTCTCTTGGTACATAGGGAACAACTCAGGATCAGCGCCTTGCTCGTACCAATCCATCATTGCATTAGCCTGACCGCATGGACCAGACCCCGCGACTAAAGATCCTTTAGTCGGACCAGACTTAACTCGTCTGATCTTGGTAACTGTTTTCTTTATGCCGTCATCTGTTGCTTGCTTATCTGCAGCCAGAGTCTTACCGTCCCATACTATTACTGTCATACCTTACCTTTCACTTGTATTAGTTCTTGTTCCCACATCCTCATATACGTCTTACATATTGCTGTGAGGATGAAGTCTCGCTTCTCTTCCCTACTCATCTGAGATCCTTGATCGTACTCCGAGTGACACCTGAAGCACAGCCAAGCCATCATCCCATCGTGCGCCTTCAGTCCCTTACCCTTACCGTGCTCCATCAAATTCGAGTGAGCTGCCACGATCGTTCCGTCCTCGCATCCACACCATACACACGCACGATCTCTGGCTAGATCTAACAGCTTCCTCGATCTGAATGTCATCGTATAAATCCAGTAGACTGTCCGGCAGGTATAGTGAATCTACCTGAGGTCTTGTCCCACTCGAGGAACGTATGACCCAACTGACCAAGCCATCTCGATCTGATCTTCTGTACATGTACCTCAGAGTAAGCGCCCGGATCCGCTTTATCCCTGTGTATGGCAATGATGTTATCTGCCTTGTTGAAGAAGTGAGCAGACCCCGCAACGTCATACCCTGTAGGTACTGGATACTTACCGTCCATCCCCTTCTGCAATTTAGTAGGATGCGCCACCAACCAGATGTGTACACCCATGTGTCGAGCGAACCCACGCAACTGAGCCAAGAAATCTGAGACGTACTCTGTCTCTGATATACCGTCTTTCCTATTGGTATGAGTAATCTCATTGTAAGGATCTATGATCAAACCCTTCATGCCATATCGTTTGACGAGCAGCTTAGCCTTAGCCAGTAAAGACTCGAGCGTTCTGTCCTCAGGTAACACGAA